GATTCATACCCATTCAACCAAAAACTTTCACAATTCTTCGATGACAAACAAGAAGAGATGGAGAAAACAGGAAAAAATGATTATGTTTTAACTTCAGACGAAGTTGAAGATATTAATGTGAATGATATTAAAAATTCATTCCAACCTGGTTCTCAAGAAGATGAATACAAAACATCATTCAAACGATAACAAAAAATTCAAAGGTGTCTTAACGGACACCTTTTTTTATTTGACTTCACTAATTTTATCACCTATATTTAAAGAACAATTTAACAATTTAATTTTATAACACATGAGTTCATTAGACGCCGTATTGGCACAGTACGAAAATTCAAAACAATCAGGGGGCGGAGCCCAAGGGAAAATGTCGCAAGACGAAAGAATGAAAAAATATTTTGCACTTATCTTAAGTGATAAGGAGCAATCTGGACAAAGAAGAGTTAGAATCTTACCTACAAGCGATGGTTCATCACCATTTAAAGAAGCTTGGTATCATGAGATACAAGTAGGTGGACAATGGCAAAAATTCTACGACCCGGGAAAAAATGATAACGAACGTTCACCTTTAAATGAGGTTTATGAAGAGTTAATTTCAACCGGAAAAGAATCTGACAAACAATTAGCGGCTCAGTATCGTTCTCGTAAATTCTATATCGTAAAAGTTATCGATAGAGATAGAGAAGAAGACGGGCCAAAATTTTGGAGATTCAAACACAACTACAAAAATGATGGTATCTTAGATAAAATCATTCCAATTTGGAGAAACAAAGGAGATATTACTGATGCTAACATCGGTAGAGATTTAATCATTGAATTAAATAAAACAAAGGCTCCAAATGGTAAAGAATATACTGCAGTATCTACAATTATGTACGAAGACCAAGGTCCGGTACATACTGACCCGGCTCAATCAAACGCTTGGATTACTGATGAATTAACTTGGTTAGATGTTTATTCTAAAAAACCTGTTGAATATCTTGAAGCAATTGCTCGTGGAGAAACACCAAGATGGGATTCAGAAAAAGGTGGATACGCTTACGAAAGTGATTCAGTAAATACAGAATCATTTGGTGGTGGAAAATCTCAAAGTTCTGCACCGGTTGACCCTCAAGCGAACGATGATATAGACGAAGACTTACCGTTTTAATTAAATACAATTTAACTTGGACACATTGTCTAACTATGTGTCCAAGTTTTAATAATATTACAATATGACATTTAAAGAAGAAATTGACTTACAATTAAGAGACAATAAAATGTTATCTTATGAAATTCTAAGTCAACTAAAAGATAAAACATACTTCTCAGGTAGAAGTAAACAAATTGGTGATAGTGTTTTATTTGGAATGTTAGATGAAGGTACTAATGAAGAAGGGGTGATTAGTAGTCGGTTGATTACTTTTCATGAAGAAGAAATTAATACACTATATGGGGAAGATTCTTCAAAATACAATAGAAATAAATCAAACAAACTACCACACATAAAAAGAATAGAAAATGGCGATTAAGAAAAACGATTTCAAATCAATTAAAGATAAATTCTCGGTATCGGCAAAATACAAACCACAAAGATTTTTTGACTTAGGTCCGGATTTCTTGGACGCGGTGGGATTACCGGGACCGGCGATTGGGCATCTTAATATGTTCTTGGGTCACTCGGATACAGGTAAAACAACTGCACTTGTAAAAACCGCTGTTGATGCTCAAAAGAAAGGTATTTTACCTGTCTTTATTATTACCGAACAAAAATGGTCATTTGAACATGCTAAGTTAATGGGGTTTGATTGTCAGGAAGTTGTTGATGAAGAAACAGGTGAATTAGATTGGGATGGATTTTACATCTTTAATAATAACTTTAATTATATCGAACAAATTACTGATTATATCAATAACTTATTGGATGAACAAGAAAAAGGTAATTTGGATTACAGTTTATGTTTTATGTGGGATTCAGTTGGTTCTGTTCCTTGTAAAATGACTTATGAAGGCAAGGGTGGGAAGCAACATAATGCCTCTGCATTAGCCGATAAGATTGGAATGGGTATCAACCAAAGAATCTCAGGTTCTCGTAAGTCTGATTCAAAATATGAAAATACTTTAATTATTGTTAATCAACCATGGGTTGAATTACCTGATAATCCATTTGGTCAACCAAAGATTAAAGCTAAAGGTGGAGAGGCGATTTGGTTAAACTCATCATTGGTTTATTTATTTGGAAACCAAAAAGGGGCGGGAACTACTAAGATTACTGCAACCAAAGACAAAAGAACTATTAAGTTTGCTTCAAGAACAAAAGTTTCGGTAATGAAAAATCACATCAATGGATTAGGTTATGATGATGGAAAAATTATTGTTACACCACACGGATTCATTGCGGGTAAAGATAGTGCGGAAGAAAAAACTAATATTGAAAAATATAAAAAAGAATACGCAGAATATTGGAAGGATATCATTGGAACTGATGGTGACTTCGACCTAAAAGAAGAAAAAGAATCTTAAAATATTATTCACCTCTAAATCACCAATGTGATTAAAACATTATTAGTAGACGGGTCCAACTTAATGAAGATTGGATTCCACGGAGTAAAAGACCTCTATAGTGACGGAAGTCACTTAGGGGCTATTTACCACTTTATCAATACAATTCGAAAATTCCTTGAGGAACATAACTACGATAAGGTAGTTGTGTTCTGGGATGCCGAACATAGTTCATCCACTCGGAAAGAACTTTATCCACAGTATAAGGGAAATAGAAAACAAGATATGAATGAGTTTAAGTACGAATCATATCTACAACAAAACGCTCGTATTAAAGAATATCTTGAGGAAGTCTTTGTTAGACAAGTTGAGATGGTTTATAACGAGGCGGATGATTTGATTGCTTATTATTGTCAAAAGGTAATTAACGAAGAGATTACCATTTTTTCGTCAGATAAGGACCTTACACAACTTATTTCGGATAAGGTAACCATTTACTCGCCAAACGCAAAACAATACTTTAAACAGGGTGATATGATTACCATCAATAAAATTCAGATACCTCACTATAATGTATTACTTTGTAAGATTCTCACCGGAGATAGTTCAGATAATATTTGTGGTATAGAAGGTTTAGGAGAAAAAACTTTAGTTAAATTATTCCCTGATATGCTGGTTAAACCATGCACTATTAACGAAATACGAGTTAATGCAGGAAATATCGTGCAAGTAAAAAAGTCAAAAGTATTGGAAAATATTTTGATTGGTAAAACAAAAAATGGTATACTTGGTGAAGAGTTTTACTTAACTAACAAAAAAATAGTCGATTTATCTAACCCTTTAATTACAGACGATGGAAAAGAATTAGTTGACCAAATTATCACAGACACTATTGACCCGACAGATAGGGGATATAAAAATTTAATGAGACTTATGATGGAAGATGGTCTCTTCAAATATCTTCCAAAAAACGATGAAGCTTGGGTGAACTTCCTAAGACCATTCATGAAATTAACAAGAAAAGAAAAACGAAACACAAACAAAAATTAAATTTATGAGAGAGCAAGAAAGTACTAAGATGGAATTTTTATTGACATTAAACGATAACATCGTAGTCCAAAGATTCTTTAACGTAAGAGGGTTTAACCCAAAAGCAAAAAGTTCGGTTGAACTATATGAATTCCTTGTTGAATTCAAAGAAGAACTTCAAGAATACTTGAAAATGAAAACTTTAGTTTACATGATGGATAATAAAGATTCTATTATTCATGACCCAAGTATTATGGACACATCGTTCACTGATGGACCTGAAATGTTTAACATTATTATCAAATTAGGAGAACAGACAATTTGTCATAGAATTTTTGACGGAAAATTTTATCCACCAAAAGTTCGTTATACTGTTGATGTAAGACCTTTCCTGAAGGAAACTCTTCGAGGATTGACTGACATTTTTTCAGATAAAAAATTAAGTTATGATTATTTGGAACTTGACTTAAGTAAGTAAGTATTTAATAATACAAGGATAACTTTTAAAACAATTTATGAATAAAAATTTCGATTATTTAGGGAACACATTTCAATTACAATTACTAAATCAGATTATATTAGATAAGGACTTTTCATCTTCAATTATGGATGTTATTGAGCCAATCTATTTCGATAACAAGTACTTTAAAATCATTTTACAAATGACAAAAGAGTATCACAAGAAATATGAATCTACACCTAATTTCGATACTCTTGAGCAGATAGTTAAGTCTGAAATCTCTCAAGAGATGGTTGCCAAGATTGTTTTGGACACATTAACACAAGTTAAAGAGGCTCCATTTGAAGGAACCACTTTTGTTCAGGAAAAGGCTTTAAAGTTCTGTAAACAACAAGAACTTCAAAAGGCGATGGATAAAGCTCAAAAGATAATTACTCAAGGGGATTTCGAGTCTTATGATAAGGTAGAAGGACTTGTAAGAGAGGCATTACAAGTTGGTGAGATAGATAAAGGTCAAACGGACATCTTCGCTAATTTAGACACTGTACTTGATGAGGATTATCGTCACCCAATTCCAATGGGGATTAAAGGAATTGATAAATTACTTAAAGGTGGATTGGCTAAAGGTGAGATTGGGGTTATATTAGCACCAACGGGTGTTGGTAAGACAACTATTTTATCTAAAATTTCAAACACCGCATTTAATCTTGGGTATAATGTACTTCAAATATTTTTTGAAGACAACCCAAAAATCATACAAAGAAAACACTTCACAATGTGGACTGGTATTGAACCGGATAATTTGGTTCAAAATAAAGAAGAGGTCATGAGTAAAATTACTGAGATTAAAGAGACAATGCAAAATCGTTTGGTTTTGAAAAAGTTAGCATCGGACACGATGACTATGAGTCAAATTAAGAATCAGGTTAGAAAGATGATTGCCGATGGTATTAAACTTGATATGGTTTTATTAGATTATATTGATTGTGTATTACCGGAATCAACTAGTAAAGATGAGTGGAAAGCAGAAGGGTCTGTAATGAGAGGATTTGAGGCAATGTGTCATGAACTTGATTTAGTTGGGTGGACCGCGACACAAGGTAACAGAGCTTCAATTTCATCTGAAGTTGTGACTACAGACCAAATGGGTGGGTCAATTAAAAAGGCACAAGTTGGTCACGTAATTATTTCCGTGGCTAAAACATTACAACAAAAAGAAATGGGTCTTGCAACTATTGCGATAACTAAAAGTCGTTTAGGTCAGGATGGGGTTGTTTTTGAGAATTGTAAATTCAATAATGAATTACTTGAGATTGATACTGAAAGTTCAGTAACATTCTTAGGATTCGAAGAACAACAAGAAGATAGAAAAAGAGATAGGGTTAAAGAACTATTGGAAAAAAGAAAACAAAGAGAACAGAGTCAACAACAAATTTAATTTAAAACATGAAAGAAAAAATATTAGAACCAAATAATGACAGATTTGTCATATTCCCTATTGAACATAATGATATATGGGAATTTTATAAACAACACCAAGCGGCGTTTTGGACTGCGGAAGAAGTGGATTTATCTAACGATATTAGAGATTGGGAAAACCTATCTGATAATGAGAAATACTTTCTTAAAAATATATTGGCGTTTTTTGCAGCATCTGATGGTATTGTAAATGAGAACTTAGCCGAGAATTTCTTAAAAGAAGTTCAGTACGCTGAAGCAAAGTTCTTTTACGGATTCCAAATTATGATGGAGAATATTCACTCGTTAATGTATTCATTATTAATTGACACTTATGTGTCTGATGAAACAGAAAAAGATGAATGTTTCCACGCGATTGACAGATTACCTGCAGTTCAAAAGAAAGCTAAATGGGCTCTTGATTGGATTGAAAATGCTTCATTCCAAGAAAGATTAGTCGCATTCGCAGCTGTTGAAGGTATCTTCTTTTCAGGTTCATTTTGTTCAATCTTTTGGTTAAAATCAAGAGGAATCATGCAAGGTTTATGTAATGCCAATTCACTTATCTTTAAAGATGAGAATTTACATTGTGATTTTGCAATTCATTTGATTAATAATCATGTTGAGAATAAACCAAGTGAAAAAAGAATTAAAGAAATTTTATTATCTGCTTTAGAGATTGAAAAAGAATTTATTACAGAATCTTTACCTGTATCTTTAATTGGTATGAATTCTAATTTGATGAAACAATATTTAGAATTTGTAACGGATGGTCTATTAGTTAAATTTGGATGTAAAAAACAATTCAACGTTGAACAACCATTCAAATTTATGGAACAAATTGCTGTTGAGACTAAAGGAAACTTTTTTGAATCAAGAACAATGGAATACCAAAAGGCTAAATTAGGTGAATCACTAACATTCACTGACGATTTCTAATTAAAAAAACATGATGTCATTAAAAATTAAAAAAAGAGGGGGAGATGAGGTTTCATTTAACCCCCAAAAAATTTACAATAGAGTTAAACGAGCGTCTAGAGGGTTAAATGTTAACTCAGACGAGATTTTCATTAAAGTAATTACTTCAGTACCAACTGAAGGATTTATTACAACTAAAGAGTTAGATAAATTAGTTTATGAGATTGCTGCGTCTTACACTGGTAGTCACCACGATTACTCAAGACTGGCATCATCTGTTGCTATTTCCGCGTACCATAAAGAAACTGATGAAAGTTTTTGTAACACAATGCACACCTTACACGTTGATGGGGTCATTAATGATAAGTTAATGGAAACTATTGAACTATATGGTCCTAAAAATATTGATTCTGTAATTAATCACGAGAATGATTACAATTTTGATTATTTTGCTTGGCGTTCATTACAAGAAATGTATTTGTTGAAAACTCCTGAAGGTAAAGTAATTGAAAGACCACAACATATGTATATGAGAGTTGCTCTATGGGTGACTAAATCATTTGAAGAGGCGGTTGAATATTACAATTCTTTATCAAATCAACTTATTTCACCTGCAACACCAATTATGATTAATGCGGGTACTAAAACACCTCAACTAGCATCTTGTGTATTGAAATATAATCACGGTGATTCAAGAGAAGGGTTATTACAAACATTAAATGATATCTCAACTTATTCATCAGATGCTGCTGGTATTGGTTTATGTATGTCTAACATTCGTAGTAAAGAAAGTAGAATTAACTCATCAGGTGGATTTGCGGGAGGTTTATTGAAATACCTTAAAATTGTAAATGAATCATTACGTTTCTTTAACCAACAAGGAAGAAGACCGGGTAGTGCCGCTATCTACATTGAACCTTGGCATAAAGACATTATTGATTTACTTGATATCAAAAAGAACACGGGTGCTGAAGAGATGAGAGCAAGAGATTTGTTTACATCAATATGGTTACCGGATAACTTTATGAATGCGGTTAAGAATAATGGTGATTGGTATTTGTTTTGCCCTAATGAGATTAAAAAGGCTGGTATCAAACCATTACAGGAAACTTATGGTGATGAGTATGAGGAAAACTACAACAAAGCGGTTGAACTTGGTCTTGGTAAAAAAGTAAAAGCACAAACAATTTGGAATAAAATCATTGAATCCCAGGTTGAAACCGGAGTTCCTTACTTATGTTCTAAGGATAGTGCTAACAGAAAAACAAATCATCAAAACATTGGGGTGATTAAACAATCTAACTTATGTAATGAGATTTACCAATATACTGATGAGGAAACAACTGCAATCTGTACGTTATCTTCTATGGTGTTGAAAAACTTTATTATTAAAGGAGAGTTTGATTTTAACTTACTTTACAATGAAGTTAGAAAGGTTGTTAGAGCACTTAATAAAGTTGTTGACATTAATAGCTATTCAACCGAACAAGGTAGAAAAGGTGGTTTAGAACAAAGAGCAATTGCAATTGGGACTCAAGGGTTGGCAGACGTATTCTATTTAATGGATTTCATTTTTACCTCTGAAGAGGCAAAGAAACTTAACAAAGATATTTTTGAAACAATCTATTTCGCAGCAATCACGGAGAGTTCTTATTTATGTCAACAAGGCTTATACAAACCATATAAGTTCTTTAAAGGTTCACCAATGTCTAAAGGGGTATTCCAATTTGATATGTGGGGGATGAATGAGGATAATTTATCAGGTCGTTGGGATTGGATGGGATTGAAAGATAAAGTATCAGAATATGGTGTTTGTAACTCGTTATTCACGGCTCAGATGCCGGTGGCGTCTTCTGCTAAAATTACAGGTTCATTTGAAATGACAGAACCGGCTCACTCAGCATTATTTAATCGTCGTGTAGTTGGTGGTGAGATTCTTATTGTGAACAAATATTTAATTACTGATTTTGAAAAATTAGGAGTTTGGAGTGAAGATTTAAAGAATGAAATTATCATGAACGAAGGGTCTATTCAAAACATTAATTTTAATCAATATCTTGATGTTGAAGATAAGAATTACAACAAAAAAGTTAAAAGAATTGAACACTTAATACCAAAATACAAAACAATTTGGGAGATATCTCAAAGAGAACTTATTGATATGGCAGCTGACAGAGCACCGTTTATAGACCAATCGCAATCAATGAATATCTATATGTCGGAACCAACTTTATCAAAAATTTCATCATCTCATTTCCATTCATGGGGTAAAGGATTGAAAACTCTTTGTTATTATGTTAGAACTAAAGCGATATCTACCGGAGCAAAACACTTAGCGGTTGATATTTCAAAAGTAAATCAACAAACTATTAAACAAGAAAAACCAAAAGTGAATCTTGTTGAACCTACAGTAAAACCAACAGATTCAGAATTTGAATGTTTTGGATGTGGTTCATAATAAAATTACCGATAATTATATTAATCCCGGCAATGTCGGGATTTTTTATTTTTAGGTATTTATAAGAAATAATCATAACACTATAATTATAGATATGGCAGACGGAACAACATATGGGCTTAATTTTCCTTTTAGGGACTCAGTTAAAGGTGACTATTTACAACTAACTGAATTTGAGGCACAAGAGGTTAAAGCGGATTTAATTCACTTACTTTTGACTCGAAAAGGTTCAAGATATTATTTACCAACATTTGGTACAAGACTTTATGAATTTTTGTTTGAACCATTTGATGGTTTAACATTTGATGCTATTGAATCTGACATTCGAGAGGCTGTTGGTACCTTTATGCCGGGTTTATTATTAAACCAAATAACAATAAGTCCTGCTGACCCTCAAGAAGAAGTTGACATAGCAACGGGGACTGCAACTGTTGGAAGTAGTGAATCGTCAATTTATAGATTCCCGGGTAAGGGAACTTCAGAATATACCGCAAAAATAAAAATAGATTACTCAACCAATAAATCAACTTTTGGTCCGAGTGATTTCGTTATCATTAATATTTAATATTGTATGGCAAATCGTAATATATCATATACTACAAGAGATTATCAGGGAATAAGAACTGAGTTATTAAACTATGTAAGAACTTACTACCCTGAATTAATACAGGACTTCAACGACGCTTCTGTGTTTTCTGTGTTTTTAGACTTGAACGCTGCGGTTGCGGATAACTTACACTATCACATTGATAGAAGTATTCAAGAAACTGTTTTACAATACGCACAACAAAGGTCATCCATCTATAATATTGCCCGAACTTATGGTTTAAAATTACCGGGACAAAGACCATCTGTATCTTTAGTTGATTTCTCAATAACTGTTCCTGCTTTTGGGGATAAAGAAGATGAAAGATATCTTGGGGTTTTAACAAGAGGTTCTCAAGTAGTTGGTGCGGGGATTGTGTTTGAAAACATATATGATGTTGATTTTACTTCACCATACAATGCTCAAGGTTTCCCTAACAGGTTAAAAATACCTAACTTCAATGCCAATAATGTCTTAATCAATTATACAATAACTAAAAGAGAATTAGTTGTTAATGGTATTACCAAAGTATTCAAAAGAGTTATTACTCCAAATGATGTTAAACCATTCTTTGAATTATTCTTACCTGAAAAAAATGTGTTAGGTATTACTAGTGTTTTATTAAAAAGTGGTACTGAATATACTAATGTTCCATCTACTTCAGAATTTTTAGGGGTGTCAAATAAATGGTACGAGGTTGATGCACTCGCGGAAGACCGAGTATTCATTGAAGACCCAACAAAAGTATCAGACCAACCGGGTATTAAAGTCGGAAAGTATATTCAAACATCTAATAGATTTATAACGGAATATACTCCTGAAGGATTTAAGAAAATGACATTTGGTGGTGGTACAAATACCGCTCAAGATTCATTAGACCAATTTACAACAGTTGGTGCAACAATTGATTTACAAAGATATTCAAACAATTTCTCATTAGGGTCTGCGTTAACACCTAACTCAACACTGTTCATTCAATATCGAGTTGGTGGTGGATTGGCAACAAATTTAGGAACAAATGTTATTAATCAAATTGGTACTGTGAATTTCTTTGTGAACGGACCATCAGAAACAACAAATTCATCCGTTGTTAATTCATTAAGATGTAACAACGTGACTGCGGCTATTGGTGGTTCTGGAGTACCGTCATTAGAAGAGATTAGAAACTACGTATCGTTTAACTTCTCAGCTCAAAAAAGAGCGGTTACGGTTCAAGATTACGAGTCAATTATTAGAAATATGCCGGCTGAGTTCGGAGCGCCTGCAAAAGTTTCAATTACAGAAAATAATAATAAGATATTAATTCAATTATTATCTTATGATACTTCAGGAAAATTAACAAGTATTGTATCAGATACTTTAAGACAGAATGTTGCAAATTATCTATCAAACTATCGAATGATGAATGATTATATTTCAATATTAACTGCTGAGGTTATTGACTTGAGTATTGATGTACAGATTGTTTTAGATTCTGCTCAAAATTCAGGACAAGTTATTGCGGACGTTGTGGATAGAATTTCAACTTACTTTAATCCACAAACAAGAGAGTTGGGTCAAAATGTTTATTTATCTGAATTAAAAAGTATTGTTCAAAATCAAAATGGTGTATTAACTGTTGCTGGATTAAATGTTTATAATAATGTTGGAGGTCAATATTCATCCGCTGAAACATCTATGGAATATTCAAATGCGGAGACTAAAGAAATTGCGACTGTTGATGACACAATCTTTGCACAACCATCCCAAGTGTATCAAGTTAGATACCCTAACAAAGATATTAGAGTATCTGTTAAAAATTTCCAATCAGTTACCTTCTCTTAACAGGTTTATTTCTGGCTTAACTAGTTTATAATTAAATATGGTGTGTGTTAACTTGAAAAATCACACATAAACTATTTATAAATTAAAAGAATTGAATGGGTCAGTCATATAGAATTAGAACCGAATTAGGTATTAACAAAACAATTAATGTTCAGTTAGACCAAGATTTTGAGTTCTTAGAAATCTTATCGTTAAAAATACAACAAGCTGACGTTTATAGTAGAAGTTGTTCTGAATACGGTGTTGTTGTTGGAAGGGTTACTGCGAATAACGGATTTGGTGTTCCAAATGCTCGAGTATCAGTATTTATCCCAATATCATCGGTAGATGAATCCAATCCATTAATCTCAAGTATCTACCCTTACAAATCTCCAACTGATAAAAATGAAGATGGTTTTAGGTATAATCTTTTACCTTATGAAAAGTCATATTCTGCTCACGCAGCAACAGGTACTTTACCTACAAGAGACGATGCATTAACTGATGGAATTGCCGTTGAAATTTACGACAAATACTACAAATACACAACTAAAACAAACGAGAGTGGTGACTATATGATAATGGGTGTCCCATTAGGGTCGCAAACTTTAGTCATGGATGTTGACTTATCTGATATTGGAGAGTTTTCTTTAACACCTCAAGATTTAATTAGGATGGGATTGGCTTCCGAAGCTCAAGTTGCTGGTAACCGATTTAAAACTTCGAATGACTTATCATCATTACCTCAAATTATTAATTTAACAAGAAGTTTATCGGTTGCACCATTATGGGGTGACCCTGAAATATGTCAAATTGCGGTTAACCGTGTTGACTTTGACCTTAGAGATGATGCCAATATTGACATACAACCAACTTCAGTGTTCATGGGGTCTATTTACTCAACAGCTGATTCACAAAGACTTAGACGAAATGCTAAACCAAAGGATGATATGGGTAATTTATGTGAATTATCTACAGGTCCTGGGTCTATTTTAGCAATACGACAAACAATCAATTATGATGCTGATGGTAATCCAATACTTGAGTTATTTCAATTAGAAAAATCAGGTAATATTATTGATGGTAACGGTGTATGGATGACTGAATTACCAATGAATTTGGATTACTTTATTACCAATGAATTTGGTGAAAAAGTTATATCAAACGACCCTACGGTAGGAATACCTACTAAAGGGAAATATCGATTTAAAATTAAGTGGTCTCAATCGCCTAGTTTATCTGAACAAACAAGACGAGCCTATTTCTTAGTACCAAATGTTAAAGAATATGGGTGGTCTTCTAATAATGGTGACCCTACTATTGCAGGTACAGGAAGTGAGAGTGCTTTACGTCAAAAAAGTTCATATTATTTTGGTCTTGATTGGTCAGGATATACAGAAGGGTTTTATGGAACAACGGCAAATCAACGAGCATTAACTAATAATATCTTAAATCAAAAGATAAATTGTGAGGATACTTTTTATCAGTTTGAATTTAATAAAGTTTACACTGTCTCAGGTTTTATTGACCAATTTAAGAATGGAGCTAAAGGTAGGTTTATTGGTATTAAAGAAATTGATAGTAATGAATGTGCTTCCACAATTAATAAATTTCCGGTTAATGAAGGGTTTAGGAACTTTGATTTATTCTTTTTCATATTTTCAATAATATTACAAGTAATACAATTAATTGGGTTACCTTTATTAATTATCTATCACTTTTTAGCATTCCTATGGAATAATTTTGCAGTTGCAATAATTGCTTACATACTTTATGAGTTGGGTAAAGAAGTTGCGGCTCAGATTGCATTAGTTGCCGGTGCAATTGCTGGTAGTGCCTCGTTTGGTGCAACGGCTGGTATGATACTTGGACATTCATTGTTGGCAGCATTATATGCTGCCGCTATTATATTCATAATACTTAAATTTGAAGAGATTGTTGCTTATAAATTTGGTAGAATTAAATTACCAATGATAACTTATCCAGATTGTCAATCTTGTGAATGTGATTCTGAGACAACAGAACCAAATCCTGATGATGATACAGAACAAGCACCTGCTGCTGGTTTATTAAGTCAACTTTCTAATGGAGGCCAGTATTCTGAGAATTTACAAACTTATGATTCGACAATACCAAATCGAACTTGGCCTCCTATTTCTCCTGATGATGAAAATTATGACACATATTTTCAGATGGAATCACTTATACAAGGTCAAGGAATTGGAGGTAGTTTATCAAAACCAAAAAAACCAACAATTTTTAAAATTAATACTTCTAAAGTTTATTCATTCCCGGGTGGGGGTGATTTATTAGTTGATGGTTTTACAATACCTCCTGGTGAAAGAGTTAATATTTACAATACCCGAAAAAAATTCTTTGATAATGTAAATAAGATTAAAGTTACTTTTTCATCGCCAACAAACGGAGCAAAAAGTCATTTTGATAATACATTGACAGTATTAAGTGTTTTGGACTTAGACCCGGGGACATTATTAACATTTGTTGACCCAAGAAAAACTAAAGATAAAAATTATTTATATTCTGCAACTACCGCGTCTGGAGGTTATCAAGTTAATGGTATTAATGGTATTATTAAGACAAATGCTTTCACTGCTGATGTACGTTACGCAATTAGTCAAACCACCTCAGGGTCTACTCTTTATGATATTCCGGCATATCCTTCCGACTGTGTGAAGAGTGTTGTTATTGATATAACAGAACCGGGAACCGTGACTTATCGAACTTGTCCCGGGTCTAAAGTAACTTTATTATTTACAGGGCAAACTCCAACTTCAACTAATATTGATGGAATTATTAGTCCTGAATTTCCGTTAACTACCGGTATTACAAATGTTGATTGTATTAATTTAACAAATACAGGTGGAACCGCGGAGTATTCTGCGGTAACTTATGGTGTGGGTTGTCAAAATTATATTTATCCATCGGATATTGAATATTATCAGGTATTGACCGCTATTACAATAACTAAAAAAATTGTTAATGGACAACCAGAGTATTCATTTCCGGGTTCTACAGGAACAACCGGTCCAAGTTTTTGGAAAACATTAAATGCTGTAAATAAATTGGCAACTTTTGAATATGTTTGTGGTGAAACTTCAGATGACACTGGACTTCCGGAATGTGGTTTCGTACCATTAAGTTATCCAAATTACAATAGATTGAGTACTGATAGTGCTAGTTTTTCAAGCTCTCAAATACCTAACTCAATCTATGAATTACCGACATCAAGTTATTCTGAATATGAAAATCAAAAAGTACTTATATTACAACGAGGAGTTGACCCATATTCTCCATTAATGGTAAATAGATACGGTATTGGACGTATATTAGGTTATTTAGACGAAAACGCAGTAACTTTTACCGCGATGACAAGGATGAATATACCAATACAGGCGTTACCTGCTAATGGTGCTTCGGTACAAAAACATAATAACCAAAACAATATATGTTATTCATCTTATTTTTATACTCCGGGAATTGTTGGACAAACAAGCCCGGGTCTTAATTATTCCGCATATACAACACCAAATTTTGGATTTTATGGTGCTTTGGACTCATCGGTATCACAAGTTTTTACTAACTCACCTCCATTAATTTCAACTAACTATGTTCAACCAATGTCACCATCACCAGGATTAACGGGAGTTGCATCAAAATCTACAAATCGTTTATATTCTGCAAATGCTGCTGATAATATGTATGATGGTTCTGAAGATTTGTCAGGGGGTGCGATTATGACTAAAGGTGCTTATGAGTTAACAAGGATTTGTATTAATTTTGCTTTTACTTATGACCCTAAAAGTAATCCTTTTGGTGAGACGGAATATTGTGATTATGCAATATATGGTTTTAAACCAATATCCCCATCAACTTACTTTAGTCCTATTTTATATCCAACATCTACCGGAACTAGTGAGGTAAATATGTCTAACTCATCTCAAATTATTATGAGAACCGATAGATTACCTTCTTCTGATTATATTGACGATAAAGAAATTCTAACAGGTAGTGTCAGTTTATTACAACAAAACACGGGATTCGCGGTTTACCCTATTGGAGGTGCAGGATACACATTTAACAATCCAACAATTTCATTAGGGGCTGATTTAGTCACTGCGGATATAGAAGGTCAATTAGCCGCAACTAATGTCCTTACCACTTTAGGAAGTTGTGAAGAAATGGTTGGTTTAGATTGTTATAGTGGTAATGGTGTGAATTTTGGTGTTAGAGTAGGATGTCAAGCCGGTGATGTTGTTGAAAGTGGATGTTACATAATGGTTAATGACCCATTGTTTTCTTTGGGGCAAGATTTAGGAACATTTGCTGAATGGGGTTTTAGATTTAGGTTCTTCTATGGACTATGTAGAGGAGTATTATCACAATCATTTATGAATAATTGGGTTAATGGTAGTTTATATGCCTTCCCAATACAAGTTGACACCTACTTTAATAAATTAAATCAACCGGAATCGCCAAGATTTGCTGAACAAGTTGTGTATTATGAAGAAGATACAAAGAATTTTTATTATAGAAGTTCACCTTATAGAATAACAGGTGGTACTTCAGGGTCGGGTGTATTTATCGGTAGACAGGTGTCAGGATTAAGTGCCCCTGTAAACAGAAGAAATTTATTATTTCCTACAACAATTATTAATTTAGGGATTAAAGACGATTTTTATAAAGAAATAATTTTTGACCCATCGGCTAAAGGTTATATTATGAAAAGTCTTGCCCCAACAAGTTATTCGGATACTTCAGATTTAGTTAATTTATTTGTTATTTCGAGAATTACTGATGAGGGGTTTTTACGTCAAATTTTTGCATTTGGAGATAATGCGTTACAACAATTATTTAGTAGAGACGGTAGTTCAAGAAGAATTGATGCTGATTTAGCACAAACAATGTCTATTAATTCTGAATATGGGGTAATACCATTTTCACCTGAATTTTATAGTGTAACGGGAGCAGTTGATGACCCAGTTCAAATACTCGGAGATTTATCAAAACCGACAATGGCAGTATTTTTTTCCTCAACAACTCAAGATATACAAAATAAAGATTATTTAACTCCCGGAGTGATAGATTTTAGACCATCAAATAACGCAAATGCTATTACATATCCTTATGGAATTAAATCCCAAGAAGTGCCTTATTATCAATGGAATATCAAAACAACAAGTACTGCTGGAGTTTTTGGTGACCAAGCTAATAATTGGGCGACAAATACAAGTGACATTTTTTCAAGACGATATCAATCTCTTGATAGAAGGGCAATTATTACTCCGAGTTATATGATACCTTCAATTTATAGTATTAGTGACCAATTTGCTCGTGGATATTTATTTAATGGTATTGCGACAAATGTTAATAACTTTGTTTATTCTGCGGATACAGGTAATTGGTATACCCCAACACAAAAATTTTTAGTTGGTGCTCCAAACCATTTCTATTTTGGTTTGATTAAAGGTGAGACGGCATTAGATAAATTTAAAGAACTATATTCGATAGATGAATAATTACACAATAATACCAAGTAACCTTAAATATAAAGGTGCCCCTTCTGTTGATGAAAAGGTTTCAATATCTTTAGACCAAACAAGTCATGAGATAACGGAATACGATAGAAGTGCGACTATAAGTCTTGCTCAAGTTTATGATGATGAGAGACAGGGTTGTACTGTTTTTAGACCAACTTTTAAGGTTAGGTATTTGTATGATAATACATACACAGGAACAACAACATTTTTACCATTTCAATATAATTTATATTATGTGAATCCTGAACAATCATTTGTTAGTGGTACGTGGAAAGGGTTTCCTCAATATTATGAATTTGATTTTTTTAGACCAATCGTTGATAACCAACATTTTCCTTATAAGTCAAAAAGTGCTTACACGTATAACTGGATGTATTATTTAACATATCCTCATGCTAATAACTATAAAAAGAATTTGGTGTATTATTCCGATATACCTAATGGAGATATGAATTGGTTAGCTGAAGAGGGTATTCCGTTTATTATTGAAAATATTGAAATTAATGGTAATGGATTAGTATCGTTTAAATGTGTTGGGTCTCATGGATTAACCCCAAATGAATATGTTGAATTATCTTTAACTTATAGAAATTCAAATATATTTCAAGTTTATTCATTAGGTAATGGGTTGGTAGACAGTGATGAATATGTATTTAATGTTTTAAACATAGGATACACAGGTAATACATTTGCAGATAATGTTATGGGTACTTTTAAAAGAGTGATTAACCCTGATAATTTAACGGAAACTAAATCAAAATATTATGTTAGAGAACACAAGGTAATTACTAATTTAGACGACCTTATTGTTACTAAAATTGGTTTTGAAAAAAATGTGTTTAGAGAAGATAAGCAATTTGAATATAGTTCAATAACACCTAATCAATTGTCTAGGGTATCACAAAAAACAAGTAGTAATGCTTACAATATGACATCGGCATATGATTTAGATTTTGCAGGTTATATTGATAATCAAAAACGACCGTTAAGCGAGATTTTTTTAACAATTGTTAATAAAGGCTATTCCGGATATTTTAATGAACCTTCATTTGGAGTGGGATTAAAACAAGGTTGGGAATTTAACTTAACAAAAGAGGTTAATGAATATTGGGATTTAATGAATAATGAATCAAATACTACTGTTCCATTATCTTCATATACTCAAACTAGTGGTGCTACCAAAACTTTTTATTATAATGGTAATTTAATAAAGGGTGATGTGATGGATGGTGATTTTTGTGAGTGGAATGATTATGAACAAATAGAAAGAGTTATTTCAACATATTATCATAAAATAAATTATAATCAAACGGTTTTTCAAACAATGAATAATCCGGATACTAATTCATTTGGGTTTTATTATCAACCTCATAACAAAATGACTTTGAGAGTTTTTTCGGACTATATTGAAACCGGTGACATTAATTTTATTGACCAAGTACCTAGTTACTCATTTTATTCAAGCGCTGACCAAGAATTTAGATGGCGAGATTTGTATACTTATGGGTTTACTGATAATTTAGAGAGAGGAGTTGATTATCCATTTTTGAATACTGCCCATTATCCATTTTCTGATATTACATTTAGATTAATACCGGAAGGAATAAACTATAATGAGAGCCTATATGGCGTTGATTTTGCTGTAAAACCATTGATTGATGAGTGTGAATAAAGTAACAATAGTACCTGATGGTTTGGATAAACAAATCAATATACCAGTAAGATTGACTTGGGATTATTTAGGATTGGACATGGCAATCGAAGAATATGAAACTGAAGTTATTACCGAAGCGATTGGTGTTGGTCGTGACTTTGAAATCAGTCGATTTGCTCATGCTCCTGATGTAACAACAAATAACACTGAAATTAATTATGAGTTTTACTTTTATTCAGGGGGGTCAACTTACGATATTAATAATTGGAAGATAAATTATTTAGGTGAAGGATTTACACCCCAAGACTTGTATTATTATACAAATAATTTTTCTAATTCGTTTTTTAAGTTAGATTTTTACGATAATACGGATGAGAAAAAACAAACAAATTATTTAACGGTTATTATTCCGACACAACAGGGTCTTAAAATGACAACTCCAATGCAAAGAATTATTGTGGACGTTAGAAAACCAAAATTTGTTTTAGATTATGTTGGTGATAAAGAAGGGTTTTTTCTTTATTGGTTAAAGAAAAGAAACTTTTTGGATATTGACACTTTTTATATGTCGGCTAAGTTTTATAATGCTAAGACAGGGCAATTCACTAAATTGATGACAGATAATGAGTCTGATAATCAACCAAAAGGACCTCAAGCAAATTTCGCTCTTGGTTCTAATCAATATGATTTTGATAGTAACGTACTATTTTATTATACCGTAAATTTAGATTATAAAAACCAAACATATCAGGTAGTTAATAGTAATGGACAGAGACTCGGGACTACAGTTCCCATAAAATGGTATGAATACCTTAATCCACCTGTGTAATGGAAGATTTTTATAATATTAAAATATCCCCGGAAACAATTCTTCGTGACTTATCAGTTGTTAACTATGAGGGAATTCAAGTTGGTGTTTATTCTGCAATGACACAAGTTGTTAGTTCAGGGGTTAACGGTAGTTCATTACTAACAGGATTGACAATTCCTATTTTGATAAGACAAAGTGCGGTTGATACAGGATATTATAGTCCTTTTGATGGAGCGGTTTTACAAAAAGATGTTGTGGCAAATTTCATATTCTCATCAACAACTGATAATGCTTATAAGTATAATGTGTATAACACATCAAATGAATTTCAAAAGTTTTTGGATTTATCTGCGTATAGAATTGATTGGGGGGATGGTTCACCAAAAGAAACAATAACAACTTACGCGCCTAATTCAATTAATCATACATATCCTCAGTTACCTAAACAATATACGATTAAATTAGAACAAACAAATCCATGGGGGGTTACAACAGTTTCAAAAACAATTACGGTTCCTTTTAGTGATGTTGTTATCTATAATCCTGAGGGAGAGGCGTTCTTTGCTCCGTCATCAGGTAATTGGATAGGTACTTCTGTATCGTATAATTACATATTTTCAGGGGATGCAATAAATGAGGTTAGTGCTCAAACATCAAATAATTACGTCTCAATACCATTCACAATTTCAGGGATTACAAAATCTAGAATTAATGAATTAAAGACGTATGGGACATTAAGTATTAATGATAGAATTATGCTTCCTGTAATTAGTAATGGACAGATATGGGGTATGATATCGGATGTGACACCAATTTACACTGCCTATACAGTTAATACAGTTAATTACTATGATTATATTGATGGGACCACCATTTATTTTGAACAATCGTCAGGATTAACTGACAATAATTTAACTGCGGTTCCAATAACAAAAGATGAGGTATTATTAAAAGTAATTGACCAAGCTCAAGTTCAAACTAACGTTTTTGTTGAAAGAGGTAAGAATAGTGCTTACGAAAGAATACAAAGACTTGGTGAGGTAGATAACTTGGGGGATATGATTAATTACGGATATGGTTTTTTTAATGTGATTAACAAAGAAAACTAAAATGAAAAAAAGAACTAAACTATTTATAAATTAAATAAGAAGATATGGCAATTGGAAGCTATGGTACTATAAGACCGTCAGACGTTTCACCAGCGGATGTTGAAATCATAATGAATTACACCCCAAGTAGGGACGTTACGGATGCATTTGTCCTAACAAAATTAGATGCTCAAACTATTTTACGACCTTATTTTGAGAATTCAGAAACAGGTGGAAATTCCGGTGTTGAAGTTTTAGGTGGGTTGTATAATTTAACACTACCTGCTAGTCAGTTTAATGCTTTAGGGTTTTACACCCTTTATTTAAGACCTGCTCAAATTAGAACTGTGATTACTGATTGTGGTGTTTTAAGTGCTCTCCCAAATGTTAAAGGATTGGTAATTGATTTGGCGAATGTGCCAACACAATATCAAAATAAATTTGTTCCTCAAGGGTTAGTTGGTTTTAGAATCGAATACTTAAATCCGGATGGGTCAAAAATTCCAAACTTCTTTAGAGTAATTACTTCAAGTTTCTATTGTGAACCTGTTGTAACAAACGAAGTTAATACTCAACAAAAGTCGATTAGATATAGATATGTTGACGGTTCATCAAATTTACTTTTCTTGACTTTATCACCATCATCTTCACCAACAAACAAACCAAACGCAACACCGTTTATTGGTCAACCTAGCCAAGACATCATAATTTCAAATACATTTTTTAATCCAATAACATTGGAGATTGAAATGGTTGAATACGACATATCATCTCTTGCGATTGCTCTTTATGGTAATCAAACCAAATCAATTGATGATGGTATCTACACAATCTATGACTCTGCTAATAACATTTACAGACAATACAACTTATACGAGGTTAGAGACCAATTTAATGCGTTGTTATATGAAGTTAGACAGAATAGAGGTAATAATATTGATTTTAGTAAAAACTTCACAAATATAACAACTTAATGGCAGTAACTACGAATACGACAAAATATTTCTATCCGCCAAGACCCGGAAGTGGGGCTGCGACTTTCTCCGACAACATTGTAGGTTTACAGACTGTTGAGGGAGGAGGTTTAACGCAAGGTAATTTTGAGTTTACTACATCGGTTACTGAAAAAGTTAATAGAAACTTTAATGTAGGGGCATTTTCCGAACCGTTAAGTTTACAATCACTAAACATTGAGGATGTTGCTGAGAGTAGAAGAATTATTGCAACCCAATTTAGGGTTTATCCTAATTATGATGTTTCGCAAGTTCTTAATTTCTCAATGTATGGTTCATTACGTAAGAGATTACAAGTGTCGGCGACTAAAGTAATTCATTATTTTCCAGCATCATTAGATGTTATATTTAATAACTTAGAGTTTGTTACCGGGGCAACCGCGGTGAACATTTCTTACAATTCAGTTAATAATGAAACGTATTTTGAAGTAAATGTTGATAGGATTAATAATCCTTTTGATATTGATTACTCAGTTAGTGCTGCAACTAATTTAAACTTAAGAGAAATAACTACATCACCTTATCGAAATTTGTATAACACTTATTTAGATTATTGTGTTAGTATTAATGATGATATCTTTAAGATTGTATCGTTTCAACCATCACCAACATTAAGTAATGGTTACATTTCATTCTATGTTTCAGGAGCTCCATTTGGTACTACTGCAACTACTATAAATGAGGATTTTCAAATTAGACCTAATGACTTAGTTGTTGATAGAATTTTTGCTGAAAGTTTTGATGAGGTTGAAAAATTCTTATTGAATAGATTAATAAGACCGGAATATACTGCGGTTTTCCAAGTTCCTGCCCAAACAGAAAATGGAGAGTTTTATACGAATTATCAACAAGTAACTTGGCCTAAAGATGGGGTGTGGAATTTAGACATTCGTTCATTCTTGTTTGACGATTATTTAAGTCAACTAGATGAAATTGCTGTTAATTTAGATTCGTTTAAAACAAATTTAATCTCAAGATTTTTAGTTACAGATTCGTTAAAAGAATTTGATACTTTAGGTCAAAAGGTTGAAAAGATATTTCAAATTTACGGAAGAAGTTTTGACCAAATAAAACAATTTATTGATGCGTTGGCGTATATGAATTCGGTTAATTACAATCCGTCAAACGACATACCATCTCAATTATTGGTAAACTTAGCACAAACCTTAGGGTGGACATCTAATTTTTCACCAATTACGGATGAGGATTTTTTAAGTTCTGTGTTTGGTAATACTGCAACTCCAACATACCCTGGTTACGCAAGAGCCCTTACTCCAACTGAGATAAATTACGCTTTTTACCGTAATTTAATTCTGAACGCTGCTTACCTTTTTAAATCAAAAGGTACAAGAAGGTCAGTTGAGTTTATGTTAAGATTAATTGGCGCTCCGGATTCTTTAATTGAGTTTAATGAGCACATCTATTTGGCTGACCAAAAAATTAATTTAGACCAATTCTATGTTCAATGGGCTTCGATATCGGGAGGTACTTATGTTAATAAAGTTCCTTCATATTTACCTGGTGAAACATATAGGATTAAAGGTGGTATTTATTCTGGTTATACATCAAATGCGACTTATGAAGACGTTTCAATTCGTTTATCGGAGTACCCTATTGATGTCTTTGGATATCCAAAAGCGCCGGTAAATACTGAAAGTTATTTCTTCCAAGTAGGTTCCGGATGGTATGAATCAACTCCACAACACAGAAGTCCTGATAAGGTTGTTATTACAGGTGCGGTTTATACCGGACAAAACTATGATATTCAAACTCAATTACAACCGTTTACTTATGGACAACCATATTTAGACCGTTTCAGGGATTTCCCTTATATGACTGAAGGGTTTAAGTTACAAAAAGTAGTTGATAACAATAAGTCATGGTTAGAGGAGGATACTAAAATAAGAGTTTCGACAAGTGCTGATTATAATGCGTATTATTTTGTTGATGATGAAAGATTAGTATTAAATGTTAAAAATGTTGACTTATTCCTAAATCCTTCACAAGGATTATTATATGATGTTTGGAAAGAATCCGTACAATACGATTATCCATTTCCTGAGTCAGGGTTAACCGTTGGTTATCCAGTTCCGGGTGGTGTGGATTGGACTTATATTAATCCTGAACCTAAAAAGAAAACATTCTTTGAGTTCTCACAAACATTTTGGGAGAATATGATTAATGTTAGAAATAGACAATACATCAGTGATGGTAAAACAGGAGGATATCCTGTACTTCAATCAATTTGGTGGAAATATATTGAATCAGAACAAACTGTTGGTTTACCTAATAACAAATATACATATCAAAAGTTAATTGATTATGTTAATGGTATTGGTCCTTATTGGATGAAGTTGGTAGAACAAATGGTACCGGCAACAACAATTTGGAATTCAGGGGTTAAGATGGAAAACTCAATCTTACATAAACAAAAATTTGTTTATAGAAGACAAAGGGGATGTCAATTTATTCCTGTACCGGTTACTCCATGTTTTATTATTTCAAACATATTTGATTACACTTGTACTACTGAGCAAACTAATTATAAGATATTTCCTTGGTTAAATGGAGACCCTGATGTTGGGAACTTTAACAGTATTTTGGCGAATAGGATTAACAATATGTTATCTCAAAGTGGGTATACGTTAAATGATTGTGTTCAACAGTCAGTTCGAACTGAATGGTACGTTGATTTAAGAATTGAAAATGAGTTATTAATTAAAGAACCGGTGTTAGCTCCGGATGGTACAAATTATGTTGGTTATGGATACACTGATGTCCCAACAAATACTATGTGGAAAGATTCTTTATATGGGTATCTACCATTATTATATGATTATGGATTTCAAGGTGAAATAAGAGGAAATGATTTAATAGTAACAAGTTTAACTTGTACTGAAAGAAACGTAAATGAAACCCTTACCTTAAATGTGGGGATACAAATAAATATAAATTGTAATAGTAACTAATGGCATTTAATTATAACATAAATGTAACAGGGGATTGTAATAACACTTCAGACGGGATAATTAATTTTATTGTGTCAGGAGGGTCTCAACCATACACAGTACAGTGGATTACACCTGCATTACAAACGGATATTATTTTTTCAACAGTTACTAAAACAAATTTAGTAAGTGGGACTTATAGTATTAAAGTTACTGATAGTTCATTACCTACAAACCAAGTAGAATATCTTAACATTCCTGTTTCAAACGGTGTTTGTTGTAATATTGTAAATGTTGGTAACACTACCTGTTCTTTAAATAATGGGTCAGTAACAGGTACTTCAACGACACAATATTCATCTACTAATTATTATCTATATCATAACGATGGGGTTTTTAGTCAATCTGCTACAACAAACCAAGATAATGTGATTTTTGGTAGTTTAACTGCTGGTACATATTACATGACAGTATTGGACCTTGGAGGTTGTACAGGGAGAAGCCAAAATTTCATAGTTGAGGAATCAGAACCATTAAACTATGGATTATACATGGTTCCGAATTCTGCTTGTGGAGGTACTCCAATAGGTAAAATTACTATTACAGGTATTACAGGTCAACCACCATTCACTTATTTATGGGATACTGGTTCTAGTGGGAATACAATAACGGGTTTAACAGCCGGTGGATATTCAGTAACCGTTACAGATGGATATGGTTGTCAATTAAGTAAGGGAGAGACCGTAGTTAATGTTAGTCAATTAGGGTTTGGAACTTTTACTTCAACATCTCCAAGTTGTTTTGCTGCCGATGGGACATTAAGTTTAACTGTTACAGGTGGAACCGCGCCTTATTATTATTCTGCCTCTACCGGAGATGTTTTAATATCTTATTCTCAAACATATACAATTTCAGGTCTATCATCAGGGGTCTATGGATTTTCAGTTACAGATGCTGGACTATGTCAATTAAATGTTAATAGTTCAATTACTTCGGTAAATTCAATGTCTTCTGTTAGTGTTATTACAACAAATTCAACTTGTTCTAGTATTAATGGTGAGATATTAATTTCAGTTATTGGTGGTGTTACACCATATACTTATACATTAGTTTCCCCAGGTGGGTCAACCTCAAGTATAAGTGGCACTCAAACAGCTCAATTATTTTCTAATTTGTCTTCAGGTACATATAGTGTTGCGGTAAGTGATAGTTCGGGATGTGCCTATATTGAAGAAGTTACGATAATTGCGGAAAACAAATATACCATTTCTACTCAGGTAACGGGAACTACTTGTGGGGGTTCAAATGGTTCTGTTACTATCTTCACCACTCCGGGTTCTACCTTACCGTTAGATTATTCAATTGATAATGGTGTGTATGATATTATTGACACTACATTAACTTCAGTGACTTTTAATAATTTAACTGCGGGTAATCACGTTGTTAGCGTATCGGATGCGGATGACTGTATCCAAACTGCAAACATTTTAATTCTAGGAAGTAGTCCATTAGATTTTTCTTTGTATAGTACATCTTGTGGTACCGGTAATTCGGGTAAAATTACCGCATTTATTAATCAAGGAGTAACACCATTCAGTTTTTATTGGTCGGATAATGTTCCAAACAACCCACAACAAATTCAAGTTTCAGGATTAACAGGTGGCACATACAGTTTAACTGTTGTTGGAGATGATGGATGTTCATTAGCTCGAACAACGACTATTAGTTGTAATGCTACCTTAACGTCTTATCAAACATATGTTATGGGGGCTGAGGTGTTTAACATTGAATCTCCAACTAAATTTGGAATATTACAAATGTTAAATGAAGGGTTTTATGATTTAACTATTGATAATACAGGTTGTGATTTAGTTAGTGCAACTTTTACTGCAAAAGTTTCGGTGACTCCATTAGATTTAACAACGAGTGAGACATTTTATACATCTACATCATTAGGTGATGTTCCTGAGGATAACTTATATTATGACACAATAACTCAGTTATTATTAAGTATTCCGGGTATTGGTAATGTTACTGTGAATCCTTTAAATAATATAATAACGATTGAAACTACAAAAGGTAATGACACATTAATAGGTCAAGAAATTGTTATTGATTTGATAATAGAATATGATATAATTTGCTTAACATAATGACACAAATTAGAATTGATGAAATATCGGGTGGGACTTACCCAATTAGTGTATACATTGCTGATGTGTATGGTAATAATCGTAGTTTATTAGGAGTTATCGGTACAGGTCCTGTACCACCAACAGTTGACTATAATACTGTAATACCAACAATATTTAATACCGCACCTGAAATTATGTTATTGTTAGTGGATGATAATGATTGTGAGATTTTTAAGATACTTGATTGTACTTTTGGTTGTGCGTTTGAAATCACTATTAACTTGGTATCATGTATTGTTAATATTACTATTACGGAGCAATAATTACAATACTTAATAATAAAATTTTCATTTTTACTTTAATTGTAACTGAAATAGAATTGTTGTGGTATTTATTTAATAAAAACATCGAATGTCAATATATTCTATTCTTGTTACCAATAATGCACCTGGGTGTACCTCTGAAATCGAACAACAATTATCGGTTGTTGGATGTTCTCAGTATATTGTTAAGTTAACACCAAATTCAAATTCAATAGGACCATTTAACGTATATTTAGACGATATAATATATTATTCTGCGGTTACCCGTAATGATTTATTAGATGGTGTTATTATTATAATTCAATGTGGTACTCCAACACCAACCCCAACAACAACTAATACGAGTACGCCAACACCGACTCCAACAATTAATGAGACCCCAACACAAACTCCTACAAATACGGAGACGCCAACTCAAACGCCTACAAATACGCCAACACAGACTCAAACACAAACATCAGGTCTAACACCTACACCTACTCCAACAAATACTGAGACGCCAACGCAAACACCTACACAAACACCAACTAATACGGAGACTCCAACAAACACACCTACAAACACTCAAACACCAACAGTTACACCATCACAAACAACTAATTTATTTAAAGCATATCTATTCCCTGAGGCGTTAGATTCGACATCTCAAGATAGTTTAGGTCAATTTATGTTTGACAATGGTGCTGATTGGTATGGATTTATTAATAGTGGTACTATCCCGGGAAGTAGTAATTACGAGTCAAATATGTTGACTTACATTCAATATCCGGGATGGACCGGAAGTTCAGGTAATTTTATTACTAGTGTGACTAATTTAACAGGAAATATTAGACAAAGTTCAGGTTCAGGCACTGATACCTTTGGATGTCCTCAAAATCAGTATACGTTTGGAACTATTCAGGTTACAACAAGTAATGTTAATCCAAATGTACAATATGATTATAGTATTTGGATTCCACTTGCGGGGGTTGGAAATACATTAACAAATATGACAGTTGATGTTGGTGCATCAAGCCCATGTAGTAATAATTTATTCTCTGATGCCATACCGGATTTAGGTGCTGTATCAATCGACGTAGATGTTCCAATAGGTTTAATATTACCGGCAGGAACGTATAGAGTTCTTTGGAATTTTGTGGTACCTGCAACACTTCCATTAGGGTCATCAATTTACTTTAAAGGTGATACAAAAACATAATATTCAACAATATAGAAAAATAATATAATATGGCATTTCAATATAAAAATCCGACTACATTAACACAAAATTTAGGGGCAGAATCTGTAGGTAGAACGGTTACGTTTGGTAATACATTTTCAGTATTGAATATTGGAGGGTATATGGAGGTTTGGGAATTAAACGATTTAGAGTTAATTTTAACCGCTTCTACTTATCCTGCGCAGATTCAGTTATCTGCAAATACAATACCAATTAATTTTACTAAAGGAAATAATACTTTTGCGTCTGATAATATTATTTTAAATTCGGATAATATATCATCAGGTAGAAGAAGACTTGGTATGCAAGTATGGGTTCAAGAGACAAATACTTCATATCAATATGTGATACCAAATTATGAGACTCTTTGGAATAATTTATCGGGTTTAACCGGTAATTCTGCAATTACTCAAACAGATTATACAACAACCGTTAATAATCGTTCACAAGCAGGTAAAAATTTTATTAACGCTTGGACAGGTTCAACAATTGAAGGTGTTAATGGTGTAACAAGAGATAATGCCAGATGGAGAATAGTAAGTGCTACTGATATTCAAATTACCGGTGGTACGTATTATTCTGCGACAACAACTTTAGATTTATACAATAATACAGGTGGTACAATATCAATATCAGGTTTTAATGGGACTGTAACCGGTGGTACATACAATAGTGGTACTGAGATTTTAACATTAAATAATAGTGATGGTAGCGTTGTAAACATACCGGGGATTACTTCAACACCTGCGTTAACTGTTGGTGATGGAGTTACTACTGTTAGTGCGGTTTCAGGTATTACTTTTGTTAATGCAACTGTGGTTAATAATGGTAATGGTAATATTACCGTAACTACTTCTGCGGGAACAAGTGGTACTTCAGGAACAAGTGGTACTTCAGGAACAAGTGGAACCTCAGGAACAAGTGGAACCTCAGGAACAAGTGGAACCTCAGGAACTTCAGGTACATCAGGAACAAGTGGAACTTCAGGTACTAGTGGAACAACTGGTACGAGTGGAACTTCAGGTACAAGTGGAGTTAATGGAACAAGTGGAACAACCGGAACTAGTGGTACTAGTGGTACTAGTGGTACAACAGGTACCTCAGGAACGTCAGGTATTGACGGAACCTCAGGTACTTCAGGAACAAGCGGAACATCAGGAACATCAGGTATAGATGGGACTTCAGGAACTAGTGGAACTGATGGAACATCAGGAACAAGCGGTATAGACGGAACATCAGGAACAAGCGGTATAGACGGAACATCAGGTACTTCAGGAATAGATGGAACATCAGGTACGACAGGAACAAGTGGAACAGATGGTACTTCAGGTACGGATGGAACTTCAGGGACTAGTGGTATTGATGGAACTTCAGGGACTAGTGGAACAGATGGTACCTCAGGAACAAGTGGTGTAGATGGAACTTCAGGAACAAGCGGGACAGATGGAACTTCAGGTACAAGCGGTATAGACGGTACTAGTGGGACTTCAGGTACAAGCGGAACAGATGGGACTTCAGGTACAAGCGGAACAGATGGGACTTCAGGTACAAGCGGAACAGATGGGACTTCAGGAACAAGCGGTACGGATGGAACTTCAGGTACAAGTGGGATAGATGGAACTTCAGGTACCAGTGGAATAGATGGAACTTCAGGTACAAGTGGAACAAGTGGTACGGATGGTACTTCAGGTACTAGTGGTACGGACGGAACTTCGGGTACAAGTGGTACAGATGGTACTTCAGGTACAAGTGGAATAGATGGCACAAGTGGTACATCAGGAACTTCCGGAACAGATGGAACTTCAGGGACTAGTGGTACGGATGGTACTTCGGGAACTTCAGGTACAGATGGTACTTCAGGGACTAGTGGTACAACAGGGACTTCAGGTTCAAGTGGTATTTCAGGTGTAAATGGAACTTCAGGAACTAGCGGTACGGATGGTACATCCGGTACAAGCGGAACAGACGGTACTTCGGGAACAAGTGGAACAGATGGTACATCAGGTACAAGTGGAATAGATGGGACTTCAGGAACTTCAGGTACTGACGGAACAAGTGGAACTTCAGGAACTAGCGGTACGGATGGTACTTCAGGAACTTCGGGAACTTCGGGAACAGATGGTACTTCAGGGACAAGTGGGACTTCAGGTTCGGATGGGACTTCAGGAACTAGTGGAACTTCAGGAACTAGTGGAACGGATGGTACAAGTGGAACCTCCGGTACAAGTGGAACGGATGGAACTTCAGGAACAAGTGGTACTTCAGGTACTAGCGGAACGGATGGTACTAGCGGAACAGACGGAACTTCGGGAACTTCAGGAACAGATGGTACATCAGGTACAAGCGGAACAGATGGTACTTCAGGAACTAGTGGAACTTCAGGTTCTGACGGAACTTCGGGTACTAGCGGAACAGATGGTACTTCAGGTACAAGCGGAACAGATGGAACTTCAGGAACTTCAGGAACAGATGGTACATCAGGTACAAGCGGAACAGATGGTACTTCAGGTACAAGCGGAACTTCAGGTTCTGACGGAACATCGGGTACTAGCGGAACAGATGGTACTTCAGGTACAAGCGGAACAGATGGAACTTCAGGTACTTCAGGTACAAGTGGAACAGATGGTACTTCAGGTACTTCAGGTACTAGTGGTACGGATGGAACTTCAGGAACTTCAGGTACAAGTGGGACAGACGGGACTAGTGGTACTTCAGGTATTGATGGTACTTCAGGTACAAGTGGGATAGATGGAACTTCAGGGACTTCAGGTACAAGTGGAACAGATGGTACATCAGGTACAAGCGGAACAGATGGTACAAGTGGTACAAGTGGTACAGATGGTACATCAGGTACAAGTGGTACAGACGGAACCTCAGGGACAAGCGGAACTTCAGGTACTAGCGGTACGGATGGTACTTCGGGAACTTCAGGTACGGATGGAACTTCAGGTACATCAGGAACTAGCGGTATAGATGGTACAAGTGGTACATCAGGAACAGATGGAACATCAGGTACTACAGGTACAAGTGGAACAAGTGGAACAGACGGTACATCAGGTACTAGCGGTACGGATGGAACATCAGGTACTAGTGGAACTACAGGAACAAGTGGAACTTCAGGAACAGACGGTACATCAGGAACTTCAGGAACAGATGGAACATCAGGTACTACAGGTACAAGTGGAACAAGTGGTACGGATGGAACTTCAGGTACTAGCGGTACGGATGGAACATCAGGTACTACAGGTACAAGTGGAACAAGTGGTACGGATGGAACTTCAGGTACTAGCGGTACGGATGGAACATCAGGTACTAGTGGAACTACAGGAACAAGTGGAACTTCAGGAACAGACGGTACATCAGGAACTTCAGGAACAGATGGAACATCAGGTACTAGTGGAACTACAGGAACAAGTGGTACGGATGGAACTTCAGGTACTAGCGGTACGGATGGAACATCAGGTACTACAGGTACAAGTGGAACAAGCGGAACGTCAGGTACTTCAGGAACTAGCGGTATTGACGGAACTTCAGGAACAAGTGGAACATCAGGAACTTCAGGTACAAGTGGTACTTCAGGACTTAGTGGAGTAAATGGTACTTCAGGGACTAGTGGTACATCAGGTACAAGTGGTACATCAGGAACAAGTGGGACTTCTGGAACGACAGGGACAAGTGGAACTTCAGGTATTGACGGTACTTCAGGGACTTCAGGGACTTCAGGGACTTCAGGGACTAGCGGTACAACAGGTACAAGTGGAACTTCGGGAATAGATGGTACTTCGGGTACATCAGGAACAAGTGGGACATCGGGAATAGATGGTACTTCGGGTACATCAGGAACAAGTGGGACATCAGGTACAAGCGGAACTTCAGGCACGAGTGGAATAGATGGTACATCAGGAACAAGTGGTACAACAGGGACTAGTGGTACTTCAGGAATTGATGGAACAAGTGGTACTTCAGGAACCAGTGGAACGACAGGTACTTCAGGAACTAGTGGAACTTCAGGTATTAATGGTACTTCAGGGACTAGTGGTACAACAGGTACAAGTGGTACTTCAGGTATTAATGGTACTTCAGGGACTAGCGGTACAACAGGTACAAGTGGTACTTCAGGGATAGATGGTACATCAGGTACTAGCGGTACAACAGGTACAAGTGGTACTTCAGGAACGACAGGTACTTCAGGTACATCAGGAACTAGCGGTATTGACGGAACTTCAGGAACGAGTGGAACTAGCGGTACATCAGGAACAAGTGGAACTTCAGGAATTGACGGAACATCAGGTACTAGTGGTACTTCAGGTACTTCAGGTACTTCAGGAACAACCGGTACTAGTGGTACTTCAGGAATTGATGGAACAAGTGGTACATCAGGTACATCAGGTACATCAGGTACATCAGGTACATCAGGAATAGATGGTACATCAGGAACTTCAGGTACAAGCGGGACTTCGGGAATTGATGGAACATCAGGAACAAGCGGTACTTCAGGTACAAGCGGAACATCAGGAATTGATGGTCAGAGTTGTGTTAATTATAGTTATACAGGTCTTTACCCTGTTCCAAATAGTATTTTTTATACTGATTGTGGTGGTAATCTTGTAAGTGATATTGTTAACCCAGGACAAACTGTTACAATTTGTGCTATTTCTGGAACACAATCTGGCCCAGGTAGTTTTACTTATAATGGTTTATGTTCAGGAACCTCTGGAACTTCAGGAACTACAGGAACTAGTGGTACGTCAGGTGTTGATGGTACATCCGGAACTAGCGGTACATCAGGTACAACAGGTACGTCAGGAACGACAGGTACTTCAGGAACAACAGGAACCAGTGGAACTAGTGGTACTTCGGGAACAACAGGTACCTCAGGGACTTCAGGTATAGATGGAACAACAGGTACTTCGGGAACGAGCGGGTCAAGTGCAACTTCAGGAACATCAGGAACTAGCGGAACATCAGGTTCTTCAGGAGCGAATGGTTCTTCAGGGACTTCAGGAACAACCGGTACTTCGGGAACAACAGGAACTAGTGGAACTTCAGGTTCAAGTGCAACTTCAGGAACATCAGGAACAACAGGAACTAGCGGAACCTCAGGTACAAGTGGTTCGTCAGGTGTTAATGGTGCTTCGGGAACATCAGGTACAAGTGGGACATCAGGTGCTAATGGTTCTTCAGGGACTTCAGGAACAACCGGTACTTCGGGAACAACAGGAACTAGTGGAACTTCAGGTTCAAGTGCAACTTCAGGAACATCAGGGACAACCGGAACGAGTGGAACTTCAGGTTCAAGTGCAACTTCAGGAACGTCAGGTTCTTCAGGAGCGAATGGTAGTTCAGGAACATCCGGAACAACCGGAACTTCGGGTACAAGTGGTTCAAGTGCAACTTCAGGAACATCAGGAACAACAGGAACTAGCGGAACCTCAGGTTCAAGTGCAACTTCAGGTACAAGTGGTTCGTCAGGTGCTAATGGTTCTTCAGGAACTAGTGGAACATCGGGTTCATCAGGAGCAAATGGTAGTTCAGGAACATCAGGAACAACCGGAACTAGCGGAACATCTGCAACAAGTGGGACTTCAGGTTCTTCAGGGGTAAATGGTAGTTCAGGAACTAGTGGAACAACGGGTACTTCGGGAACGAGCGGGTCAAGTGCTACTTCCGGTACAAGCGGTTCATCAGGAGCCAATGGTTCTTCAGGTACTAGCGGGACAACAGGAACAAGTGGTACGTCAGGTTCAAGTGCTACATCAGGAACATCAGGAACATCAGGTTCGTCAGGTGCTAATGGTTCTTCAGGAGCAAATGGTAGTTCAGGAACATCAGGAACAACCGGAACTAGCGGAACTTCGGGTACAAGTGCAACTTCAGGAACAAGTGGTTCGTCAGGAGCAAATGGTTCTTCAGGAACTAGTGGAACAACAGGTACAAGTGGAACCTCAGGTACATCTGCAACTTCAGGAACAAGTGGTTCGTCAGGAGCAAATGGTTCTTCAGGAACTAGCGGA